TTGATGGTGGAGCTTGAAGATGAGTTTTATAGTGAACATGTTTTGTTGCGAAGATTGTTGCAAGTCTGTAATGATGTTGAATCTAATCCTGGCCCTTCTACTTCTGTTTTGTTTAGTAATTATGCCACTATTCATCATGAATTTTATGATTTAAATATTCATGAGAATGCTACAGTGGATGCTACGAGTGTTACTTGGAAAGTGAAGATTGAAACCAACTGTGATAAATCATTATCATCTGGTTACAATGAACATCGAAACAAGAAACAAGCTTATGAAATGTGTTATCAACAAATATTGTCGAAAATACCTTTTAGAAAGGAGATTATTGTACCCGAGAGTGAACGACCTACTGAAAGTGCTCATGGTGAAGAATCTGCTGAAGTTGATACTGCGTTACATACGAATCTGGCTGTTACTACTGATCCTTCTGTTGGAATACCTACAAGTGTAGGTGGAAGTTTTTTAACTAAAACTACCACTGAAGCTATAGGAGATTATTCTAATTTGACTGAACAATGGTATTTGATTGATGATTTTGAATGGGATGCTACGGATACTGGTATGTTGAGAGAATATGTGTTACCGCGTGATGTACTGACTGCTAATGTTCCTGCAAATTCCCCACCCTTGATACCCTTTAATGTGAATTATATGTGGTCTGGGGATTTGGAATTGAGAATTGAGACGAAAGCTCAGATGTTTTTGACTGGATCGTTGCAAGTTGCTAGTTATTATGAATTGAATGCTGATATTAATGCTGGTTTGAGACGCAATATTTATACTGCGTCACAAACAAATCATGTGTTGATAAATGCTGGAGGTTCTAACGAAGCAATTTTGAGAATCCCTTATGTTAATCGACAACCGTTTATACAAACTAAGTTGGACAATTTGAATGTTGCTACTGCCTCTGTGTTGAATATGGTGAATGTTTTGATACAGGTTCTAAACCCGCTTCGAGTGGGAACTGGATCTGCGTCTGTGAGTGTTGCTGTGTTTATTCGATTTATTGATGCTAAGTTTCATGGAAAGCGAGATGGTGCCATTGGTACTATTCCTGCTTCCTTGTCACAGATTAAAGGTGATGGACCTACTAGAGGTCAAAGAATGATTGGATATGACTATGTTGTGCCTGAAGCGTCTTTGTTAGTGGATCTTGGTGTTGCTCTTGCTGAAAAAGCTGTGAACCAGTTTAAGAAGAATAGAAATAGAGATAACCCCCCTGCTGTTGCACCTAGTCAAATTTTGGTGCCTTTACCCGCTCAATCGTGGGCGCATGGAAAAGATATTGCTGAACCGCTTAGACCTTTAAGGCTTGACCCGACTGGTCAAACCCTTCATGATTTACAATTGGAAAGTATAGATACTGTAGAAGAAATTTGTAAAATTTTTGGATTATTGAGACAAGTAGTGTGGTCCGAGTCTGACCTTCCTGGTCAAACTCTGTTTAAGTTTCCGTGTACGCCGTTGGCTGATTTTGGTGAATATGTTAATGATGGTGGACTTTTATCCTATGGATATTATATTCCGCCTGTTGGTGTGGTTGCTAGTATGTTTAATTTGTATAGAGGACCTTTGAAATTTAGGTTAGATGTTATTGCTAATAAGTTTTACACTGGTGGTTTGATATTGGGATATATTCCTGGTATAGATATAGATACGCCAATTACAAATAATATGATTAGAAATAGTGCCTTTACGACTTATTCGTTGGACGCTAATAATTTGAGTATAACTTACGAAACCCCCTACATAAATGCTGCTGAATGGTATACAACCATATTTAGAAAGCCGTTATCTTTGACTAATCGACGTTTGCCTGGTGTTTTTGTTGTTAATGTTTTACAACGTTTACAACAACCTTCTAATGTTAGCTCTGCTGTTGATATTAATTTTTATATGGCTGGAGGTGACAATTTTGAATGTGCTAATTTAACCCAACCTGCTTTGGTGTTACGACAAGATGCTTTTCCTGTTGTTGATCCTTTGTTGGCTTTTATACCCGTTACTTTGTTTGCAAATATTGGATGGAATGATTTTGGATCGCCATATTTTGATGATGGAAATCGACGTGCTTTGAGTGTTACTGCTGTTCCTAGTAGTGTTGCCCGATTGTGGACGACTGTTCAACCTGAATTGGCTTTTATTTGTCAAATGAATGTTGCTGTTACTGGAGTTCCTGCAATTACCACAAATCTATGTTGTATGTTGAAAGTGGGTTCTACTTTTGTTTGTGCCCTGTTTGACTCAACCCCCCCTAATCTTGCTGATTTGATGCTTTTGTTGAATACTTATGAAGATACTGAAGCGTATAGAACTACGTTGGCCCCTTATTTGTATACGGGAGTTGTTTTGCCGATAACGCCATTGCCTCAAATTTGGATTATTTGGAGACCTGAAGATCCCATACTTGCTGTGAATGATTGCATGAAAATGGAAGATTTGCATGTTTATGAAGATGTTATTGTGCCTGAGAGTGAACGAGATGCTAATCCTAATTTTTCAACAAGCGTTCAAGCTTTTGGATCTAATGGATGGGGAACCTCTTGTTTTGGAGAATCCTTTACAAATGTTTACGATTTACTACGACGACCTACGCATAATGAGAGTTTCACTTTTAGTGATTCCATTACTTCGCGTTATCCTTTTGCTTTGTTTAAGTTGAAAGTCACTCCGGTCCCACCTGGACCTAATTATAGTGACAATTTTGATATATTGAATAGGAGTAGTCATGCCCGCATTTTGTTGAGTGGATATAGATATTACCGTGGTGGCATGAGATATAGAATTATATTTCCTTACCTGCCTGGTGTATTTGTATGGGCTCAATATGATGCTTCTGACAAGATTGCCCCGACTTCGATTCTGTACCCTGACCTTTTGTTACCGACGCCCATTTTGCGTCATTCTAACCCTTTGGATATATTGACTTTGAGTGTGAATCAGATAATGAATATTGAAATTCCATGGTATAATGCTAATGATTTAAATTATTTGCAAGATACCAATTTTGCTGCCATTGATGAGGATCAAGCGATTGCTGCTGATATGGGATCTATTATGGTTGGTTTTTCTACCAACACTAATGTTTCCATAGCTGGTGATTACACTGTTAATGTTTATTCGAAGATTGCTGATGATTTTAGTTTGAGTGTGTTCCAGGGATTTACGTCCATGCAATACTTAACTGTGTTGAATGATACTACTATCCCTGAAGTGATTGTGCCTGAGTCGGACCGTGATGAAGGTTACGTGTCTGGAGTGGTTCGCAAAAGAGTTATTCAACCTGTTGTGGATCAAATTAAAGAAGAAATTGAAGGTGTATGTGATGGCGTTGGAAAGGCTGTAGAAAAGATTTTGCAGCAAGTTAAAGCGTCGTCTATTGTTAATATGGATTTTAATCTAAATAGCGTTCTAACAGACATTATGAGTCAGTTAGGACACTGTTTAATAAATCCTAGCGTTAAGACGTTAGGTTGGTCGGTAATTTCGATGCTGGCCAAAATAGGTATATTAAGTTATAATATGATTGCGAAAGCGTCAAAATTATTTTCTGATATTTGTCAGATTGTATTCAATCCTGCTAGAGTCACTAATCCTGTGCAAGACCTAGGGGAAGCTGTAATTGAATCTGATAATGTATTTGTTGATGAACCTGGATTGTCGGCCCATCTGGCTGCTTTCTGGGGATTGATAATTTCTGCTTGTGCTGCTTTAGTGCAAGTCAAATCTTACCCGAGTTTGAATATTTTTGATATGGGTAAAAATCTGTTGCCCATAATACGAACCTTTACGATGACTGCTAATAGTTTGACGAATTTCTTTAAATTACATTTGGACATGTTATCGGAGATCTTTAAGCATTTATGTTTTTGGAAATCTGTACATGAAAAAGTACCCCATAGTTTAGAAATATACAATGGAACTTTTGTGAAAGCTTGGTGTGAAGAAGTGAGTTTGTTGACTGCGCCTGGACACGATCAGGTGATTATGACGGATACGTATTTGATGGATAGAGTTTATTTGGCCTTTTTGATAGGTCAACTTATTTCGAAGAGTATTGTTGATAAGAGTAATGAGAAAAATAATGCAATACTGCTGAATTATTTGAATAGAATTGGAAAATTGCATGAAGATTGTGTTGCTACTGGTAAAACTGGATGTGTACGAATGGAAACTTTTGGTGTATGGATACATGGTAATCCTGGAATCGGAAAATCATATATGGTGGAATCACTAACAACTGAATTGTTGTTAGCCGCTGATATATCTTTTTCTGGTGAGAAAACGTTACCGTTGAATCCTGCTGATAAGTATTGGTCTAGATGTATGAAACAACCTGTTGTGTTCATGGACGATGCTTTTGCTTTGACTACTGATGAATCTAAACAGTCTCAATTGGCTGCTATTTTCGCGATTATGACCCCTGCGCCGTTATGTCCTGTAATGGCTGATATTAAACATAAAGATAGATTATATTCACCTGACATTTTTGTCGCGTGTTCTAATTTGTTGTTTCCGATAATTGATGGTGTGACTGACAGAGTTGCGTTGTGGAGAAGAAGGAATTTGCTTGTTGATGTGAAGATTAATGAAAATGTGCCTAATTGGCACCCTGCTATTAAGACTGCTGATTTGAAGGCAATGAATATTCCTGGTTTGAATTTGGAAAAGTACGAACATTTATTGTTCAGAATTGCGCAAGATCCTAGTGATTTGCGTACTAGATGGACACAATTTATGGACTGGGAACAATTTGTGGTTACGTCACGAAGAATGTTTTTGGAATTTCGTACTCAAGCAACTGTTAGTTATAATTTTAGATTGAATGAGTTTTATAGAGCCCAGAAAAAAGTTATGCCAAATTATGAAAATTTGTTGGCTAACATACCTGATGGTGAAAATTTGTATGTGATTGCTGCTGCGTTGGCTGAACGATTGGGTTCGTCCCTGTTGAAGAAGTCTGATTCTGCTTGGTATGGACCAATGAAAGAAACATGTTTGAAAAATGTGAACTATTTGAGTAACTTGTTTAAGGACACTTATCTTGGTGTCGAGAAGAGAATGTTTGATTTTAATTGGACTAATATTTTACAGAACGTTGAAATTACTGTACCGCAAGCTGATGTTGATGTTGATTTGGAGGATCCTGATGACATTATACGAGTGTTGAAAAGAGAAATTAGATTGGTGTCTTATTGGAGTAAAACACTGAAATCTATTGTTGTGTATGTTACTGGACTTAGAGGATATATTGGTGAACCTGGCTTTTTGAAAGTTCTTAAGATTATTTATGATCGGATGGAACAGAGAAAAGATTTTGTTGGTCACTCCATAATGTCTGATAAAACTCGTTTTGAGAGATTGTTTGATGCTGTTGTCAATTGTTTGAGGGAGATGGTTAATTGTAAACATTTTCCACTTTTTGGTTTTGGTTATACTTATCGTTCTAGTTCGTTTGCTTATGAATATGAGAATGGTGATGAAGAATCAATACCTGGAATTTGTTGTCATATGGAAAAATGCGTTTTGACATGTGGTGGATTGGTTGATCATTTGTTTAGTTACACTATGGTCGAAGATGAACCCCCACCTTATTTGAATGGAGATTTGTTT